GCATTTAAATCCAACATTTGAATATTTAGGTCCTGCGGAAAAACCACTTCCTACCAGACATGTTAGAATGCAAAACAAAGATTAAGAGTTCGAAGGATAAGGGCTTAATGGCGGTGCTTAATGGTTTGTCTTGCACTATTATGGTTTGTAATTACATTCATATCAAATCTAAAACAGAATCATAACTCCATAATGAAAGGGAAACACCATGGGACGCACACCCTACCAGGCCCCGAGCAGTGGTCTCGATAAGGCTAAGAGTCGACCTGAAGATCCCGTCCCACGGGACACGCAAGCCGAGCGCATTAATGAGGAACCACCATCTATCGACGACCCACACGAAGGGGAAAGGGCACAGGACCAGGAGGAACCGTCCATATCAGAAACATACCACGCGTTGGACGGCGCCCTCGGTGATGCACCAGGCGGCGGCCCCGGCAACGCAGGGGAAGACGAGTGGGTACCAGAGGCGCCATCGATGCTCGCCATTGACCAGGCGCTCGACGCCGTGACGCCACAAGGCACCGCCTTCGAGTGGGAATGCGGGCAGTGGGCGGCGGGAGAACAGTCAGACCCCCCCCCAACAACGCAAGAACTAGACCCAGCAGAAGAACAAGAAGAAGTCAACCATCCAGCGGCTCCAGACGCAGACGGATGGTGATTATTGGTTCCGTCGGGCACCCGCAGCGGCGACGCACACTGCAAAGGCAAGCACTCGGTCTCCACAAAATCGGCATCATCGACGTCAGCGGACGGAGCGACGGTAGTGGACGAGGGTTGCTGGCGGCCGGCTAATGGGCGGGGCGCAGTGCCGCATCGGTTTTGCAGGCCATGACAAACAAAGATAATCAGTGGCTCGTCCCCAGTCCATGGTTACCTAACCGCTAAGTTTGAGTGCTTTTTTTACGTACCACCAGAACCACTCAAAACTACTACGTTAATCTTTTCTTTGACAATAATTGTCTGTGCGTTTGGATCTTTCGGTTGCGCCGCTACATGCTCATTTTCTTCTAGCCACTGCATAAATGAGTAAGTGTCTTTGTAGCTTTTACCAGTTTCCTTTTCAAACTCGTTACGCAACTCCTTGATAAGCTTTTTGGTTCTATGATGTACCATTATGAAAACTCTTCTACATAATCGTCTATTAGCACAGCCTCATCGCGGATTTTAATGTAGTGTGTATTCGTCACCCTACTCCCGATAGCATGTCCTACCATTTTCTGAATGTGATCTAAACGCACATCGCCATCTAATTTGCTGTTGATGTAATATCTGCGTAGACCGTTCCATGAAAACTTACTGACACCAGCTACGTCACAAGCCCGATACAAAACCTGTTTCAGAACCTCTGTGGACATAAAAATTTTTCCGACACTATTTACGAAGACAAACTCCGCGCTGGATTTTAAGCGAAGCTCTTTTAGCATCACAACTAAGCTAGAAGATATTTTAACTTTCCTCACAGACTTCTTTGTTTTGGTTTTCTGAATTTCGCCAAGGTACGCACCAGCCTTAATGAAGATAATATCGTCTTTAACAATCGTCCATTTTAACGCCAATGCTTCGCCAATTCGACATCCTGTTTCCGCGCACAATTTTAAGAGTACTGTTTTCCAAAGCTCATCAGTTGCATCAATAACTTTTTGAACCTCGTCTTTTGTTGGAACGTACTTAGGCTCTACTTCGTCTTCCTGAATACGCTTTAGCTCGCGGCAAGGATTATAAAGGATTAATTCTTTACGGACGAAGAACGACAAGCAGCGCCCCAACATCCCGACAACTTGATTGGCTACAGCAGGTGATATTTTCTTCACTAACTGCTTCTGGAAGTCCATTATTTTTGCTGGAGTGATATTCTGAATATCTAAGTCTCCAAAAACAGGGAGAATATGTTTGTTTAAATAGATTAAATTTTTCTTGTAAGTGCCAGGAGCAATCTTCTCTCCATACTTGGCGTCCGTCTTGTAATTCTGAACGTGCTCCAGCAACTCATTATCATAATCCTTCACTGCCACCCTAAATAGGTTCGAATGAACTTTTACCGACCCACCAGTTTCAATCTGATGCTCTAACCCCTTCGCGTACTCAATCGGGTTCTGTCCATCTGGCACACGCTTCCTAACTTCCTTGCCGTTTATATCCTTATATCGGATCTGATGCTCTGGAATTTCCTTACGATTAAAAGTCCCATAATAGAGCTTAACGTGCTTACCTTTAAATTCGACTGCCATGTTATATCTCCTATCTGCATCCTGAAATGGGTAATGCTTTGCATCCTAAATGCTTCCTAAAAGATATAATACGTCTGTAAAATAAATGGAATAGGTAATGCATAAAAAAAGATTATAGTAGCGTTAACCTATTGTTTTAATTGATAATTAATTACCTAAGAATATGTTGTAAGAAACGTGAGAATATTTGGAATACTATTTTGCCAAGGTAAATGTCGAGAGTTCGAATCTCTTCGCCCGCTCCAATAACTCCTTGAAAATAAAGAAAAAATTGGCCTCCAAATGGCTATTCCAAATATTCTAAATGCCTTGCATCCTAAAATGCATCCTAAATTGAATCGCATTTTTTCGATATGCATCCCAAATGGGTAAATGCTGAAACGGTGTTAAAAAATATAAAATGGAATAATGTCTGCTTGCATCCTAAATAGATAATAAACCAATTTGTGCATCCTAGAATGGTTTTGACAATTCCAAAGCAGACTTCAAAGTAGATTTGTTTCTTGCTGACCACCCTCGCCCAAAGGCATCAAACGTACTGAGGCTTTCGTAGTACTTCTGCCTGACATCGTGAACATAGTTAATGATCTCTTCTGGGTTGTGGTCTGCAACAGCTTTTAAAGTCATCGGACCTATCGCCCCATCGACTGATGCTCCTACACATCGTTGGATTGCTTTAGCTGGCTTCCCTGCCCCAGAATTTACAGCCCAATCAAAAGCAGCCCAATCGACACCAGATGGCAAATTATCACCGCGAACAGCGTCCCAATAATTCACCTTATATATAGGTGCCACATTTTCGGGCTTTAAATCTTTCATTTCTTGCTCTGTAACTTTTCTCTTAATCCACTTCTCGCAGACCTTTTTTGTCACTCCAAGATTTGTCATGCCACCAGGATCACGAGGATGATTAACATAACCACCTTCATGCTTAAGTAGCATCGTTAAACACTTAACAAAGTTACCCTTCATTTCTTAAATCCTTTGACTGTTCTTATTCCGAAGCTGGCGGCAATCGACGCATACATTCCCCACTGAACCCACAAGGGGGTTGTCTCAAGGTTGGCAAATCCAATGGCCATAGTGTTTTGAAGGCTAGGAACAAAGTTAGCAGCAAGGATAAGAACAAAAACGATAGTCCAAAGTTCGTCCTTCCATGAGTTCTGTGCACCACGTATTGCTTCAAGCTCCCAGTCAATTTCACCAGTGAGCTGCTTCTTGCGTATCTCTGCATCGATAAGTTGTTTCTGTGCTTTGGAGTCTATGTAGGATGTTGCGAGTCCAGTCACGCTGGATAGTATTTGTCCGATCATTTTAAAGTTCCATAGGGTCTAAAGTTGGATTAATGTTGGATGGTGCCAAAAGGAGGTAATTATGAATTTTGCAAAAATTGCATGCTTACTAGCTGCTGGAACCTTGGTTTTCTCTTGCGCACCTCGCGAATACATCTCAACAGGTATCGTTAATTCCAAAAAATATTTCCTAAAAGTTAGGCATGAGGACGAAGGCTTAAAGACAAGCTCGATTGTCCAAATCAATGGCGAGGAGGTTTTCCGCAAGAAAATGGAAATTGATATGCGCAATGATCCTGCATGCAAAAAAACGTCAACTTTTGCATGGCTTTGCACCTACACTGCGAGTTATCAGGGTGCACCAGTGATTATACAGCGTGGTATTACACCGACACTTACTGGTATGAATAATTGGTATGACGTTTACATAAACGATGAACTTATACAAAGAGTACCATTTTCATAGGCTTACTTTTTAGCCATCCAGATGCAAGCTCACTGAGTGGCCCGACTAATTGTGCTATCATGTAAGGGTTCCTTTGTAGCGTTGCTTTTTAAATCGACTTTGTTACGCTTAGATTGATGAAAATTTGGAGGTAAAAATGAACGATACTTATTCAAAAATTATGCTTACAATTATTGCTGTTGCTCTAAGCATTAATGCTTTCATGAACTTAAATATTGTGAATCCAGCACATGCAGCAGGTGGCGTTCAGAAAATTGCGATTTGCAATGATATGGGAACTCAGTGTGCTAAAATTTACAGTTATGGTGGACTTGCGGTTAAAAACTAAGTTGTAATTAATTTACTTAAGTTCCTGATCTTTCTTAGCCATCATGCCGCTGAAACCGAAATAAGCTCCAACAAGTCCACTAAGTGCTATGTACTGAGCCATCAAGACGCTATCTGCTTGAGCCATTCTTGCTGGTGCTATTATTGTGGCTACTGTCACCGCTGCCATCATCTGCATCACGTATTTCCAGCTTTTGCGCTGGACGTTGTTCGCGGTACTTATCCTTGTCCTTTTTGCCAGCAACATCCAAAGCATCATCAGCCACAACGTCGGTTTTTTCTGACTTGCCAAAGGTTATAACGACTTCTTGATCAGTCTCCTCGATGCGCTGAATATGGCGCGTTTCATCAGCATGATTTTTCATCTTGCGTCCTCTTTGTAAAAATCTGATTTTTGGTTGGGTTGGTGCAAAAATTTTACTTTTTGCTGCTCTCACCCATTGCAATTATTTGGGTTATTCTTGCTCAGTTGTCTGCGAAGAAATTGGCACTGTTGCTCCTTGAATCATTAAGCTGCCCCCTTCATTAAGCGGCTCAATTCCTTCAATTTCTCTTATTTCATTCGGAGTTTTAATTCCGTTCTGAATAGCGACCGCATGTGCTTCCATTCGGGTCTTAAGATCACCACGAAGCAGACTATCGACATTAAAACGCACTTCTAGGTCACTCGTCCGACCAAATAGTTTTAAGTTCATTTCTTGCTCAGTCTGTTCAATCCATCTGCGCAAAGTGTGTTTGACGAAATGAAGGTCTTGTTGCTCAACGTTGCTGTACGTTCCATTCGACAAGTCCTGTAAAAAGACAGGCGGCAAAGAGTAAATTCGTGCAATCTGCTCTACACAATAACGCTGTAATTCTAAAAGCTGCATCTCTTCGGGAGAAAAACCAACAGACTTCAGCTCATGCCCTGCTGGAAGTGCCAACACTGGCCGACCTTCCCTAGCAAGTTTTGCAGTTGTAGATGCAATGTCTTCACTTGCTCTTTGAGCCGCTACTCCGCTTTGGAACGGCCCTTGAAGAACGGCTGGAGGAATGCCGCCACTTTGGAAAGCCTTTGATCCAAAACGTGTAGCAGCAATTGCTAAACCAACGATGTCCTTATTGGTCATAATAGGTCCACGAATATCAATCTGATTATGTTTTACCATGTAGGTAATATCGAGAATTTCTGTGGCTTCGTAGACCTGGTTTTTAGTCCTATATGTCTTTGTCGGAAAATCCTCTTTGACTTGTTCATACACATGCACGTTTGCTGGATCGATGGGCACTAGGTCAGTAACCTCACCTCTGGCATTACGAACAATTAGTGTAATACTACGACCGCCAGTAAGCGTTTGTTCGAAGATATACTTACGCCATGCAAATGAACTGGTGGTTGGATTAACTGCTCGATTAAGCCAGGAGCCTACGCCATCCTTTACCTTTTCACCATTTTGGTAAACCTCAAGCGGCAAAGAAGCCAGTGTACCCGAAATAAAATTTACAGCAGCCCAAACCGCTGGAACTCCCAGTGCATTATCAATATTTACGCTAATACCAGTTTGAGCCGTAAAATCACCCCAGCCCATAAGATTGAGAAAATTATCAGCAGATACAGGGACATTAGGGTTCTCAAGTGACCGTGCTTCAGTCTTTTTGAAGTTGTCGAATAAACCCATACGTTTTCCTAAACTGCTAACTTAAATTCTGGATCGTCCCAAGGACTGCTTGTTTGGACTGTTTCCTCTGAACTCATGCAACCAAGAGCCATTGCTAATGCAACCAACCCATCGATTTTGCTGTAGCTTTTTGCTTTATGTAATTTTCGATTACCTGCTGGGTCCGATTGTATAACCGCACCAGCAGCATTCATGTTTAAAACTGGATGCCCACCGTGTTGTAGCTTTCGTTCTGCAACCAATCTTTCTAATTTATCGACAGCAGGTGACATATCCCGAAAGCCCTGTCCAAAAGGCTGCATCGGTATTTCAGCACCTATCTTTTCGAGTTCTCTTTTTAGGTCGTTTATTCTCCAGCGGTCATAAGCCAGCAACTGTAAATCATAGGTTTCCGCTATTTCTGCTATCGCTTTAGCTATGACCTCTGGATTTATAACTGGCCCTGATATGGTTTCTAAATATCCACTGTCGCGCCAAGTGTCCCAGGGGACTTTTTCCGCTTTTGCTTTATCTGCAAGACCGTCTTCAGGTAACCAAAACCTGGGGAGAATGTGAAAGACGTTTCCTTTCGGAAATGCCAAGATTAATGCTGTTAAATCTCGACTAGCAGATAAATCTAGCCCTGCGAAACATGGGTCACCTGGCGCTATATCTGGTGGCGTATCGTTAGCTTCCCATTCAGCTCTGGATAGGAATGGACTATGCGCTTCAATTCGTTGGTTTAAATAAAGCCAGCGAAAGCTATTCGCCTTGGCTGGAAGTCTCTCTGCTTGCGCTGCGAAATCTTCAATATCTTGTGTACTTCTAAATTTTCCCATTGCTGGGTTAGCCATGTGCCATGCTTTGCGGTCTAATATTTCACATTCTTTCGGGGCCGTATGAAGATGGCTAATAATTCTTGGATCTTTTGCGTGCGCTGCATCGTCTAACCAATTGGAGAATAGATCACCGTCGGTAGAGGATTGAGTGCTAATCGCAATAAGCAAAGGATTTGTGTGCGCTCCCTGCGAAGTCTCAAGTGCCTCTACGAATGAATCGTGGGGACCACGCACCTGGCCAACCTCATCTAAGATGGCTAGAATTGGTGACAATCCATGCGCGGTCCCACTTTCAGCACTAATAGCCTTGTATTCAACGTTACAAATCAAACCCAAAAGTATCTTTTGCGATGGAACGATACGCACAATTTTTGATAGTTCATTTGAAAGCCTGACCATTTTTTCGGCAAGTTTAAAAACTAGCGATGCCTGATCCCTTGATCTTGCACCAGAAATAATCTGGCTATTTTGTTGTGCTTCGGGACCGACTAAATGCGCCAACATTATAGCGGCAATCAAAGCAGACTTTCCGTTTTTTCTGGCAACCGATAAATAGGCTCGACTAGTTCCGTCAGGGTTGTCATAAACATCAATGATAAACTTACGCTGGAATGGCATAAGCTTCATTGGCTTACCGACGTGTTCACCTTCAGGAATAAAGCAATAACGCTCTATAAATTTGCAGACCTTTTGACCTCTTGTCATTGTGGTCTTGCTAGCAGCCCATCATCTAGCGGATTATCAGCCTCAATACTCTGAGCAATTGATGTCTTTTTGTTGGCTACATGCTGCTCTTCTCGCGCACGCGCATTGACCCCTAAAGATCTACGAAGAGAAAGTAAGTCACCTGTTAAGCCTTTAACAATTCTTGTTCGTGGATTTTCAACTGTAGTCCCATTTTGACGAGTTGTTATATATCCCTCTTTGCGAAGCATCTGCTGTTCACGGTTTAAATCACACATACATCGAGCCATCATTGCTGCAATTTCTAATGCGTGTTGTGTCCACTCGCTTCGTGCAAATTCAGAGATGACGTTGTGATAAAATACGATGTCTTCTTTATTTAAAGGAACGTTTGATGGAACAGTGATTGGCTGAGAAGCTTTCGCCATTATTTCAGCCGCACTCTCCTTTGAATCCGTGCGTTTCCGTGCCATTGCGTAAGAAAAATCCTAGTTTGCAGAATAAGTTGACTGTGTGCGCCGATTACGATGCATTGCCTTTTCGTGATTGCCCCACCCCCCGTGTTTGATCCAACATCCCGCAGCTGACGTATATAGGACATGAAAGTAACAATAATAAATCGTAGTAATGGTTCAGCGATGGAAATGAACTTCGACGATGAAGAACAAAAACAAAGATGGTTGCATTTAAATCCAACATTTGAATATTTAGGTCC